AACATCATTGCGTCCCAACTCGGACGTAGTGGGCAATCAATTCGTAGTAAAGTGCACCAGATGAGAAAGAAAGGTTTTACTTTTGATAGGATAACAGATGCCAAGCGTTAACTCTAAAAATATGCCTTTTGAGCGTGCATTACGGATTTTTCGTAAAAAGTGCATGAACGCAGGCATTGTCCAAGAGGTAAGGAAACGCGAATACTTCGAAAAACCTAATCAAAAAAGAAAGCGCCTAAAAGCGGCTGCAGTCAAGAGACAACAAAAAATTACGAAAGAAAATACCAGACATTTAAAGCGAAGACCTAAACATTTGATGTGAACGATGGTCATAACTATAAAAAATCATCATCACAATACTACTATCTTTGAAAAATAATTTATTTTTTCGTACCAAAAACTCATTCCAACCCCTCGCATAATCACCTAAGCAAAAATACAATTTGCAAAATTTCAAAAAGTGTGATAAAATATATCTATAAATTAAGAATGTAATCAAAACAAATCACCAAGTACTCCACCACTCCTAATCTCAGAATCTTCTGTAGGAGCATCGGAGGAGCGACAGCGGGGGAAGATGCGATACTCCAATCTGAAAAATTCTGGAGAGAATCAAGGAGTATATTGTGTTAATCAATTCAACTAAAGAAACCAAATAAAGTCGCAACGAACCCAATCCAACAACAACTTCTAACATCTTACTAAAAATTCGTCTCAAATTCTCTTAACTTCCACCAATTCGTAATAAATCAATAATAAAAAACCCCACATAAAGTGAGGTAATTTATACGAAAGAGCTGATAATTACATCAATTGCCCACTAGCTTCCCCAGAGTTTTCTAGCTAATTTGCCTACTCCGAGTTTTTCTAGGTCTTTATCTTGCAACATACGAATTTGTGTTACTGGCAATAAGTCCCTAGAGTCATCAGCAAATCTTAATCTCGCTTTCACACCCGTTGGGGTGTCGGTCAAACCAAGTACTTCAGCATACTCTTGTTTTCCCTTTATACTTACTTTACATAATCTCATTTGAATTCCTCAGGTCTCAGGTTGATGATAAGAGTTTCTTCTAGCAACTTTAGACTAGACTTCGGAGATTTCTCTAACCCCGCTAGGGCTTGATATTCTACTGCTAGTATCTCAGCTACTTTTTCTACTAACTCTCGTTTTGTTACTGGTTTCTCTCCAGTTTTGGTCAAATATTCTGTCTTTTCATAGACACCTTCTCTAGAAAGTTTACCTATTACAGACTTTATACTCTTATTTAATTCATTTGCTAACTCTTCTACTGTTTCTCTGGTCGGATTAGCACTATACCTACTTTTCATTAGGTCGACCATTTCGGGTGTATAGTTTACAGCCATAAGTTCTCCTCAATTTTCTCTATTTCTTTTAGAGTTCGATATATACTCAAACCCCACTTTTCACTACATATATGCACAGCTTCATCGTGTCCATACTTTTGTTCTGCATCATGATATTCATCAGCCATTCTTTCTTGTCTAGGCTTAGCGTTGGTCACTTTGAACTCTCCCATATGCTTCTAGCAATTCTTTTCTACTAAATTTCTTTCCAAATGTGTGGATAACTTTATCATCTTGATGTCTATCTATCCACCCACCATTGTATTCTATGTCGATTACAGACTTACCATCAGTATCTTCAGGTCTATCATCATAATGCATCGAACTACTACTATGGGCATGAAGTGATTTCACTCCAACTGCCCATTCTTCTGCAGCGATTAGTAATCTTTGTTTCTCTACTACTTCGCTATATTGACTCACTTCTTACCCCAAAACTTAAACTTTAGGAAGAAATCGTGCATGTTATCTAACATTCTGTTCCATTTATACTGAAAATAGTCAGAATTGTTGTTTTCATTTATCCAATTTAATGTATAAATTGTTAATATTGCCCAGAAAGCTAAACTAAAGATGTAGTTAAAGGTATAATAAGGGAATAAAACTATGTCGTTTAACAACTCCATTATATATCTCCTACTTCACGCTTTTCACTTCGTGCTACTTCGAAGCCATTTGGATATCTAGCTTCAAGCTTTTTAATATTCTCGTCCATTACTTCGTCAGGTGTATAACCTAGTGCTATACAGCCCTGAATCCAATACCAAAGTATGTCGCCCAGTTCTCGTTTCATATGGAAGCGGTTTTCTTCACTAAACTCTTTACCTTGAAATACCATTTTCTTTAGTACTTCAGTAAATTCTCCACTCTCAGCAAGCATACCGATTGCACTTGTCATAACTCTAGGCACATTGATATTATCTTGTGCTTCTAGTTTGCTAGTGCTATCAATAAATGCTAAGAAATTCTTAGACTCTCTGCTTGTAGTTGTGTCCACAAACTTTGCATAATCGTTAATCTTGCTCATTTTACTACTTCCTATATAAATTTAGTCCAAGAAACGCCTCTCCGTTAGGTGTTTCGACTTTTTGATTTCCAGAGCTGCTGGCAATAATGGTAGATTTACCACTAGCGGATTTGCCAAACTCTACATTTGTGTCTATAATTATAGTGAGCGTGCCATCGGTATCAACTTGATACTTAATGCCTTTGCCCATATTTTTAATCATTTCCATACTATCTCCCTTGCCCGCGATACTTCTTGTGCGAGCGTTTCTTTGATTTATTCATGGTAGACATAGCCACTTTACAGCGTCTACCTCTACCCCCTACGCCTTGCGACGTGCATTTTCGCGTGGATACTATACCAGTCAATTTTTTACTGTATATTGCCACTATTCGTTTTCCTCGAACCATGCCCAGACTAACTCATCAAAGAGTTCATCATAGCATCTGCCTGTGTTTTTATATTCATCAGACCATTCAAAGTCCTCGCTAGATAGGTCGACTTTATACTCTTGTTCAAATCTTGAAGTTAAGTCATCGCCCTCTATTTCTTCGTAGTCGTCATCTTTCCATACACCTATGAAGTTTCTGAATTCATCTTCATATCTACAGCTCACTACTACATTTATATCAAATTGTTGTAAATGTTGGTGTAATTTGTCTAAATAAGGTATAATTGGACTCCATGCGCTTACTATGTACGCTTGACATTCGTCAGCGTCCTCTATATGTGCCCACTTGGCTCCCACATTCTCGCAGCCCCAATCATACCAATTATCATCGGAATAGCCCTCTAAGAAAGGGTGGTTTTGGATTTCCTTATACTCCCTTACTGTGATTGTGCCATCTCCGTGATAACTTGGTCTTTCGACTTCTTCGTGGTAGTTAGTGAACAGCTTGTCCCATTCTTTCTGGCACTCTTCATTGCCATCAAAAATAATGTAATTACTTACGTGATTTGCCATCGTTTTACTACTCCTCTGGTGGTTCTGACCAATCTATATTGCTTGGTAGTTCCACACCTGTTATTTCGCATAGTCTGTAGAGCATATCCTCGTATGCGACTGTTAATTGTATTACTTCCTCGTTTATGACCTGTAGCTCATCAAGTCTGAGTTTTATTTCGGTTTCCAACTCCGTCATTTGCTTACGGAGTTCTTCACCTTCTTTTACTGTCGGAAACTGTATAACTTTACCCACTTTTAGACTCCAGCCACAGAATACATACTGTGATTACTAGTCCGCATATTATGCCGAATAAAAATAATATCGTTTCCATACTTACACCGCCTCAGAACTAGGTCGTTTCCATACTATGTTGATACCACGACGAGTTAATTCATTTAAGCACTTCTGCTTAATCTTCGGTTTAGCATTGTTCGCATTGAGATAATCAATGAGTTCTTGCTTAGGTGTATTTTTGATAAAGTATTTCTTTGTTACTGGCGTTCCGCGGACTCCTCTACCTCGACCTACGAACTCTACGCCGTCTTTTTTAAATTTTGTTGGCATTTTCTTCTCTCCTATGCTTCTCTTGAAGTTCTACACCGAGTATAAACTCTAGCGACTCGGCTAACTTCGGGTTATTTTTTACTAATTGTTCAGCAAAATTCGCTATTTTTACTGAATCAGTTGCTATTTCTTCTATTTTTTCAATGATTTCTTGTACTTCCGCCATTGTTTCCTCCTTTCTTTCCAAAATGATTCGCTCAAAACTCTGTCTGCCGCGTATAACACTATTGTAATTAAAGTGCGCCACACCAAGTAATGTAAAGGCATTTTGTCGATAGAGCATGTTGTCTTTAAGTTTTTCGTCATATTTCATAAACACAAAAAGCGACACATTACTGCGTCGCTTTCCTACTACTGCACAACTCCATTGATTGTGATTTGTCCAACTTTGCTGTCTGGCTCATCGAACTTAGCTTTCGGGTCAACATATTCGATAGCTGTGCCATCACAATATCCTACCATCTTTCTACGCTTGATTTCTTTGCGTGCCATGCTGCCATCGAAGTCCTGCTGTATAGCCATACCTCTAAGCTGTCTGTCTGTGTGTCCGAATAATAATACTGTGTTTGCCATGTTGTTCTCCTTTCTTGCTTTTGTTATTTTTTAATATAGATATATTATACTTGGAATTTTGATGTTTGTCAAGAACTATTTTGAGCATGGCATAGAATTTTGATGTGATTGTTTTGAAGATAAAAATAACCCCGCGCTTTGGCGGGGTAAAAAACTGTGTGTTTTGTTTTAGTAGTGGGATAACGCATACCCTACTTACTTGCGACCTGATACTGCTTGCGTGCGTAAAAGACTTACTGTATCGCCTGTTGTCCATGACCGAAGTCAAGCGGCTTGTCGCTTATTTACTCTCTACTTGGTGGAGCGACCACTCTTTCAAAAGATTTCCTCGTTTTCCTACTTAGCTTGCACCTTCCGTTTGTTTAGGCATTTTATTCGCTTGACTACCGAATCGGTTGCAGAGGCGACTATTACAGTCTACGAGTTAGTTTCTTGTTAATAAGGAGAGTGTAGCTTGGTTAAAAGCACCAATCGTTTCTCTACTTTCTGTCATCTGGCTATTGTTGTTTATTGTTAACTACCAGCCTCTTCTCGGTAGAGCCTTGTTGGCTTAGGACTCAGGATTACGCTACCTCACGAACTCCTATCCAAGCGGGTTTCTCACACCCCCGAAATGTTACGACGCATTTACGGTTATAATCGCGGTTATGGTCTGCTGTCTACATGCACCCAATCATCTTAAAGTAGCCATTGGGCGGCTCTACCTAGTTTCACGGACTAAGCACCGATGCAGTTTTAAGTCGGCATTAGACTATAAATAAGTGAGATGGGAACCGCTGAAGTATGAAACTCATGTTCACCCCTATCTCGCATGCACCCCTTGATGGCTGGTAGTTCGAGAACTACTTACGCCGATGCATTACCACATAGTGAGGACTTATTGCTACGACTGTCATGGGTATTCGCCTAAGTCGCAGACTAATTGCCTGTAATATGTGCTGTTTTTCTACTTTGTTATACACTTGCTCTGAAAAACGCTGCGTAAACACCGAGCTGTGTGTCGGAGAGACTTGGACTTAAACTGTATCGTATTGCTACTTTGGTTGCCATTCTCGCCGTTGTTGAAAAATTCATTCTTTTTCAATTTTGTATAAGATATATTATACTTGGTTTTTAACCTTTTGTCAAGAACTTTTTTATGCTGTGCTATTAAAAGTCTGACTTGTTTGCAACTTTGTGGGGAAGCGAGTTCCCCACTCGTCGCTAGGATTAGGAAGCTGTTACTTCTAAGCCTAATGCTTCTGCAAGTTTTTGTAGGTCTTGCTTACCTGACTTCACAAGTGTTGGCATTGCGATGTCGAAGTGTCCCTCGATAGCAGATACAAATTGTACTTTGCTTACTACTGGTTCGCCTGTTTTAGTTGTTCTTGGTTGAGCAACATAAACGCCTTCTCTTGAAAGTTTAGCAATGATACTTCTTGTAGTCTTGCCGAACTGCTTTGCTAGTCCATCAACTGTTTCTCTAGTTGGGTTAGCAACATATTGGTCTGTCATTTGAGCGACCATCTCATCTGTGTAATTTTTAGCTTGTGCCATTGATATACTCCCATATATAAATTCGTTAATCTTAAATTTTATCTTTGTCCATTTCATAATATATATTATACTATGGTTTGGATTGGTTTGTCAAGAACTTTTTGATGTTTCGTATAAAATAAATAATACTATAAACATTGTCGAGTTCAGAGCTACCAGCTTGGCAACCATTCTATCCATTTGAGATAGTCCTGCCCACTTACGCCCCAGCGGGTGTTTACATCTAAACTTCCAGCCCGCTACTTCTACTTTTGTTCTTATCATTTCCAAATTCATACATATATTATAGTTGGTTTTTGATGCCAAGTCAAGACTTTTCTTAGGCTTGGCTCAAAATTTCTACAATTTTCTGCATGAGAGAAAGTCTACCTGTCGCTTTACTCTCGTTGTAATCAATAGTATGCCATTCTCCAGTTGTCGTGTGTACTCGCTCTTTCAGAATTGTCATCTGGTCGTATTTAGACAAAGCCAGTGCATCATTTGGGGAAAATTTCCATTTGGTTAGAGGTGATACTCTGCGATTTCCGATACGGATTGCTTGTTCTTCCTCACTTATGCTAAGCCATAGTTTGATGAATTTCACACCTGTTTGCTTAGCTTCCCACTCGTTAACATTCGCCATGAAGTCTTCATACTGTTTGTCTGTACACCAGCCATTCATCTTCTGAACCATTGCGCGGCTGTACCAAGACCTGTCGAAGAATACTATTTGATTGTCGCCAGGTAGCTTCATTTCCCAACTCTCTAGCCAGTTGTCCATGTCCCATTTGCTAGGCATATTGCTTAGCGAGACTGAGTACTTGCTAGTTGGTAGGTAGTGTGTTAGCTCACGAATTGTTGATGATTTGCCAGCTGTATCTCTACCTTCAAGCACTACTGCTACTCTTCCAAAGTCGTGCTCGACTATTTCGTTTAGTTTGATTTGTGCTTGTTGTAGTTGGTTCATTTTTTCTCCTTTCTATACCCTATATTATACATGGCTTTTTATGCTCGGTCAATTACTATTTTAAGCGATACTTAATAAAATTACGCAAACAGTTTCGGGGGGCGGGACGCGAAACCTGCCGCGGGTGCCTCTTAAAACCTCTTAAAAGCGCAAGCGGGTGTCGAAATCTTACTAAATTCTCTCGCAACCCCGCAGAAGCTCGCGCAACTTACTTCTTGACCCGCAAAAGTTTTTGTGATATAATACCAGGGTGGGGTAGGGGATAGACTTGTAAACATCGTTTATTTACTACTAGGCGTCGCGTCGGCGCAACACAAAAAACATCATTTATTTACTACT